GCCTGCTCGTTGAGCTTTCCGCCTGACAGTCGGACGATCTTGGTGACGCGGTCGATGAATGATTCGTGTGCCGTGCGGAGCAGTCCTTCTGCGATGAAGCGACATGCCTCGTCGTCGAAGTTGCTGTCGCCGTTGGCCTGGAGGGCCGACTTGATCCTGCCTGCGAGCTCCGACTCGGTGAGGTAGACCACTCCCGGGAAGCGGGTGACTGCGTTCTCCATGGCGTTCTCAAGGCTCTTGTTGTCGCTGAAGGCGTTGAACTTCCTGAGTTCGGAGGCCGTCTTGGCGAACTCCCCGCTCTCGTGGATTCTCTTGGCTTCGCGTCTCTTGACGACGACGTCCGTGTTCATGGTCTTCCAGTCGAACTTGAGTATTCTGGCCTCGTTGCGCAGGGCCGTGGTGGGCACCCTTACGGACGCGACGTCGCCCTCTCTTCGGAGCACGCGGACTTGGTCGAGATCCGGTCCGTTGACCTGCATGTTGACGAATCCGAGGACGTTCTCCGCTATGACATTCCATTCCTTCATGTTCTTGCCGATGGAGCGGTTGACCTGGTCCCTCTTGGTCGCCAGGAACTTCTTCAGACCGGCCGGCATGCGGCGCTGGTTGATCTTCTTGCTGCGCATGCGACGGGCGGTCTTGCCGCTGGTCTCGTGCGTCTTGGCGGTCGTGTTCCATCGGGCCTTGCGGTAGCCGACGGTCTTCATCTTGCCGCCGACCTTCTTGCGGATCGGGACGCTGCGGAGCTTGCGCTCCTCGCTGAAGAGCCCCTTGGTGCGGGGGAGTTCCATCCACTCGCCGAATAGCGTGTCGGCCTTGCCGTTGTCGCTCTCGACGAGGGCGTCGATCATGTTGGAGAGGATTTCACGGCTGGCCTTGACCTCCGATTCCTCGTTGATGACTAGCTGCTCGACGTCGTCGAACTGCACGTAGCCGTTCTGGATGCCGTACTTGGCGTGGACGAAGTCGCCTTCGGACGACTTGAACAGCACTTCGTCTTGGCCGAACGACTCAAGCACGAGTCCGTCCACCCCCAGCACCTCGGCGAGCAACGGCGCTGCGGCCCCAAGCTCGGTCTGGGCGTTGGAAAGGGACTCCTCGCGTATTCTGCGGAAGGCGTTAAATTCGATGAGTTTTCTTTTCATTATATCTCCTGGTTCTTCTTCGGCCGCTCTAGAAAGCCGGAACTAGTGAACTATGTATGCTCCTGCGTCCGTTTTTTCGCACGGACGCGCATCTGTACCACACGGATGTAGGTTAGTTATGCCTATTAAGTTATCTTTCCGGACGGCTGTTGCGATTTTCTTCCTTTTCACCTAGAATGCCCCCATGAGAAAAGACTTCAACCCTTTCGATCTCAAGAGTCCCCCGGCGGACTACCAGTCCTTCTTCAACCTGCCCTACTACTACATCGAGCGGTTCGGAACCCACCCGAATGTCTACGACTTCGCGTGCAAGGTGTCCGACAAGTCCCCCGCCGCGGTCGAGAATGCGGGCGGGGAGCGAATCTTCCTCCTTGAGAGCGAGAAGATCGTCAAGGACAAGCAGGTCGTGAGTCCCTCCGAAATCTGCTACAAGCTCGGCGACGCCCTCGTCCACTTCTTCAGGAGGGAGGGAATCCTCCACCGCATCGCGCTCCTGCCTGAAGATTTTGACAAGGGCGAGGACGACGACGAGGAGGCCCCCAGAGAGGAGTCCGAGGCCGACTCCTACCAGTGCAAGGTTCTCTACGCTAACGACGAGGACTGCAGGAGGGTGGTCAATCTCATAAAGCGTGAGCCGGAGCGCAAGCGAAAGGGCAATGTCCACCTGCTCTGCAGCATGGACGGCATGCTCATGTTGCAGAGGTTCGAGGTCAAGACTCCCGCCGAGGCAGACCTTGAGCTCAACTACGGACGCGAGGCCGCCGAGAAGTTCGACAAGATTTCGGACGCCCTGGGCTCCAACAAGAACGGCCTCGTGCTTCTTTCGGGCGACCCTGGCACGGGAAAGAGCACCTTCATCAAGCAGCTCACGAAGAAGACCACCCGGAAGGTCATATACCTGTCCAGCGGGGCGGCGGAGCAGATCACGAACCCCGACTTCCTCACGTTCATGATGAGGTACAGGAACAGCGTGCTCCTGCTTGAGGACGCGGAGAAGGTGCTGCGTACCAGGGACGAGCAGGACAACACGGCCATAAGCAACATCCTGAACATAACGGACGGGATACTCGGCGACTGCCTCAACATCATGGTCGTCGCGACGTTCAACATAGACAGGGAGAGGATCGACCCGGCGCTCGTGAGGAAGGGTCGCCTTCTGGTCGAGCACCACTTCGGCCCCATTTCGAAGGACGCGGCCGATGTGATCTTTGAGAAGATCGGGTCGGAGCGGAGGGCCTCCGGGGCGATGACGCTCGCGGAGATATACAACGAGGAGGACAACTTCCACGAGGAGGAGGAGAAGCGGAAGGTGGGTTTCTAGTTGCCCATCGATCTGGACACTTCCCGTGTCCAGCGGACACTTTCCGCTTCCTTGGGGGTCAGGGGAACCTTCTTTCCGTTGACAATAGTAACGATTCCCCCCGTCATGTGCCCCTTCAGGTTCCCCCATTGACTTCTGGGTATGCCCGCCTTCTGGGCCGCGGCCTGGAGTTTTCTTTTCTTCGCCTCTATCCCGCGTCCTTCGTCTTCGTCGTCATCGACATCCGCGTGGGCCGAGGCGTGGCCGTGCAAGAGGTTGGGTATCTTCGGTAGCATTTTGCCACCCACGCCCATCGCCCCCGCTCCGAGCATGGCGCCGAGGGCCAGGTTTTTGAAGAAGCCCTCTTCGATCGTATCGGGATGGTTCTCTCCCACCCACTCCTGGAATGTCTTCATTCATTTCTCCTCGCCGTCTTCGGGCTCTTTTCTTTTCTGTTCGAGGGTCGCCTCCAATTCCTTCAGCGACATGTACAGCCTTTTCCTCTCCTGTAGAGTGGGCCAGTCGCTCGCTATGTAGCCCTTCAGTTCGGCTATCTTGTTGACGATGTGCCATTCGTCCATTCTCGCCTCCCCGGATCAGTTCTCCTCGCTCCAGTCTATGTCCTCCCCGTCGACCACTCTGCTGTAGTCCTCGAGGCCCATGTCGTACTTCTTGATTTCCTCTTCGGTGGGTTCGGGGAGTTCTGGCGGCGGCGTCCCTCCCTCTTCCTGTTTCGGCTCCTCCGACCCCTGCGGCTCCCCTTCTCCCTCCGGCGGTCCCTCTATCCCCGGCGGCTGCTCCCCGCCTATGTCTGGGGTCGGACCGCCCATCTCCGCGCCCATCTCCTGGCCTCCGGCATCCGAACCCGGCACGCCCACTCCGAGGAGCTGCGGATTCTGTCCGATGATCTGTATCTTGAGGTCCTCGAGCTTCTGAATCTTGTTCCTGCTGATGATCCTCTGGGCCTCCTCGTCGGAGACGTGCATGTACCGGGTGAGCAGGTCGAAGTCGCTCATGAGCATGCTGCTCTTGAGTGAGGTGACGACGCTGATCCTGTTGTTCATGATCTCCGCCTCGCTGAGCTCCTTCCAGGAGGACGGGGGCGTCATCTCCACCTTCAGGTCTTCGTAGGTCTCAGGCGGGAAGCCCCGCATCTCAAGGTGCCTCTCGCAGACCTCCATGATGCCGTCCTCGATGCTGGCCTGGATACGTTCCACCATCCTTGCGAACCTTGCGTCCTGGGCGCTGAGCGTTATCCTGGTCGAGCCCACATCCTCGTTGTTCATGTAGTTCTTGGGGAAGTTGAGGGCGGTGAACAGCTTGTTCCTGAAGTAGATGGCGTCGTCGATCTCGCCGAGGTTCTGGGCGCCCGGCAGGGTGTCGATCCTCGTGTTGGAGTTCGGCCTCACGGGAATCCAGTAGTCCTCGTCCGCCGAGGGGGCGTGCCATCTTTCTTCGACCGCGTTGGCCCCCGTGCCTCTCCCTGCCTGGACTTTCTTCTTTCGGAACTGATCCTTCATCCTTTCGACGAAGGCCTCCGCCTTGAACGGGGGTAGCTGTCCGACGTCTATGTAGAAAATCCTTCGCTCAGGGGCCCTCACGAGCCTGTAGACGAGCATCGCGTCCTCCATGAGTCGTAGCTGGTGCGCCGGCCCTCTGGCCGGCTCCATCAGGCTCTGTCCATAGGGGTAGAAGGTCTTCCGTTCCTCCCCGAGGTACATGTGTACGACCTGGCTGGGGGCGAACCTTATGGCCGTCGACTGCGCGAGTTCCATCTCGCTGGCCGCTGTCACGGTGCTCCTGGTCAGGGCCTGGTAGTCCGGTCCCTCCTTGCTCTGCTGGTACTCGACGACCTTGCCCTTGGTCGTCACGATCTTGAACATGCTGTCCGGGGGCAGTTCCTGTATCTTCAGAACTCCCTGTTTCGGCTCCTCCGGGTCGGTTATGAGTTCGTAGAAGGCGTCGCCGAAGATGCAGAGCTTCTTGACGAGCTGCCACGCCCTTCGGTTCAGGTTCAGCATCTTCCTGTTGAAGCACAGGAACTCAAGCTCCTTCTTGACCTCCTCGTCGCCGACGGAGATTCTGAACACATCGCCGTTCTCGTTCCTCTGGCAGTTGTGCATGACGACGCCGTCTGTGCAGAAGTTCTCGTGGTCCTTGACGCTGAGGTCGTAGACTTCGGCGTCCTCTCCTTCGATCACGCCGACGACCCGCCTGCGGTCGTTCATCCGCCCGAGCCACTTCAGTTCCTTGGTGTTGAATCCCTCCCTGCCTATCCAGGCCCTCACGCTGTTCCAGGAGTGCTTCATGATCCGCCCGACCTTCCTCGTGCTGAAGCCGGAGGCGAGAAGCCGCGTAGCGAGACCCACCTTCTCGTACCGCTCGCTGTCGCCCTTCCATTCGTCTATGAACTGTCTTTCGTGCTTCCATCCGTCGAATGTGAAGATTCTGGGGAACTGGCCCGTCTTCAAGGCGTTGAGCCGTTTGTTTGGCTGCATCCTGTAGAAGGGCATGAGTTCGTCACCCTTCTTAAGGTCCCCCGCCTCGACCCACTTCTGGTCGCGGGTCAGTATCCTGTGGTCGCGGGTGACCACGAATCTGCTTCCGTCGTCGAGCAGGATCTTGATGGTCTTCTCCCTCTTGACGACCCTCGGGTCGTACGCCCAGCCGAGCGTATAATCTTCCTTGTCGAAATCCCAGCAGTACACGAGGAACGGACTCGGGTTCTTCTTCCATCTCTCGGTCAGCCAGCGTATTGTCCTCTGCCCGTCGAAGAGCGTGGAGATCCGTGTGTCCCCGTGGACGCACGCTTCGTCGCTGATGACGGTCATGGCCATCTCGACCTCGGCCACGCTTCTGAGTCTCTCGTACTCCTTGTAGCGGCTCTGGCGGTTGGTTACGGTCGACAGGTCTATGAAGTCGTTGCTGTCGTGGAGCCGTATTTGGCTCCTTGAGTCCCCGAAGGCGTCGCTCCGCAGGTCGGGCATGGCGTCGGGCACGACGACGCCCGCGCCCGTGAGGTTACGATTGTCGAGCCTCTCGAGCGGTCCCTTCTCGAATTGGTAAGTCCAAAGTCTATAGAAATCCCACCAGGCCATCTGATTCCTCTTTGATTCCTTCCGGTCGCCGCTCCACTATTCTAGCTCAGGAGGGACAATACCGATTGAAAAAGGTCTGTTTTGTAGTTAGTCATCTCGGTTCAGGTTCCGGAGGCCTCGTAGCCAGTTTGAATTGTAACCCCCGTTGTGAGATACGGGAGTCCAATGCAAGGTACGACGGCGCCGCCTCGGTGAGATGGCTTTTCAGGATGGGGCACAAGTGTAGAGACGCAGGGGCGGTCTACGGGGATCACCTTCTGTACAACGCTTCCATCTCCAACAAGAGGCTCTACGGCCTTTTCCGCATGCTGTTCGTCATAAGGCCAGCCCGGCACTCCCTGAACGAGATAATCAAAAGGGGCTACAACGAGCAGGGCGCCTCCTCGTACTACCGATTTCGTCTGAGGCGGATTTGCGAGATGGCCAAGAGGTGCCCCGGCGCGGTTCTCATGACATGGGATGATCTTGCTAAGCAGCAATCAATGGATATAATTGGCGACTACCTTGGCTTCTCGACGCCCTCGGACCCCCCGAACCTTACGTATCCGGAAAGGGAGGTCTGTTCAGAAGGCGTGGTCGACGAATGCCAAAGGGCCTACGACAGGTACTATTTCTACCTGAACGGCCTAAATCTCAGGAGATCGAATGAACAAGTTGGTTGAGACCGAAGATTATGTCGTCTACGACAACGTCCTGGAAGCACCCCAGTTCGAAGCCATGTGGAGCGCGGTTCAGCAGGAGGAATACCTCATGCCGCACATCTCCGGGTGGTCGAAGGTCTGGAGGCTGACCGACGGCACCTGCATAGGCAGCAGGGACTACGACTCCTCCAAGTGTCCGATTGGCAATTGGGCCGACCTCATGAACATGATGTTCACCAACGTCGCCCACGCCCACGCGAACATCATTCCGAAGTGGGCCAATATAATCATCAGGTCCTATCTGTACCCGAGGGGCACCAAGCTGTCCTGGCACAACGATCTTGGCTACGCTGGCGCGGCAATATACTATGTACATCCGGAGTGGGCCAGCACATGGGGCGGGGAACTCTTCATCGCCAAGACCCCCGAGGACTCCAATTATTCCCAGCCGCACCTCGACCACAGGCGGGAGGACAGCTTCATGGCCGCATACGGAGTGGGAACCTACATCACCTGCAAGCCCAACAGGCTCGTACTCACAAGGCCAGGAGTCTGGCACAGCATCAACAGGGTCGACGACGACGCCGGGGACCACTGCCGTGCCTCCGTGGTCGGATTTTTCAAGGAGAAGCCTTGAAGATATCGTTCTGCACGACCTGCATGGATCGTCTCTACCACCTGAAGGAGACGTACCTGGCAAACCTCCACAACTGCAAGTCCTACCCCGACGCCGAGTTCGTGCTTGTGGACTACGGGGGCAGAGACGGGGTGGCCGAATGGGTCGAGGGCAACCTCGGCGAGTTCCTCGACTCCGGCAGGCTCAAGTTCATGAGGGCCGACGAGCCTCGTTACTGGGTCGCCGCCCATGCGAAGAACATAGCCCACAGGGCGGCCACCGGGGACATACTCTGCAACCTTGACGCAGACATAACGCTCCCGAACGGGTTCTGCGGGTATGTGCGGAGGTCGTTCTTGGGCGACAGGATAGTTATGTCGTTCCGAAGCGAGGACGCGGACGGCAACAACGGCTGTGCGGGCTTCGTCGCGGCGACTCGGGAGGACTTCTATTCAGTGAATGGCTACGACGAGAGCATAAACCTCGGCTGGGGGTACGACGACCTTAACTACCAGTTCAGGGTTCGCATGCACAACAACCTGAAGCTCTTCACCCCCCCTCCCCTCCTTTCCTGCATTCTGCACTCGAACGAGGTGAGGACTGCAAACTGCCAACTCAAGGACATAGGCGAGACAATGCAGTTGAGCAAGAACATCTGCGAGGACGTGGCGGCAAGCAAGGACTATGTGGCCAACAAGGGCGTCGAATGGGGCCAGGCAAGGATCAGTCGCGTCCTTCCGACCTGATTGAGCCGTTCTTGGATTCTCCACCCTCGTCTAGTTACATGAAGTCACGAAAATTGTGGAAGACATGCCTCTGTGCTTTCCTTGCGGGATATTTGCTGGGATGGTTATCCATCCTCCTCATTCCGTGATGAACATTTGCTTGCCCTCGGGGGCGAGCCTCTTCTTCTCGCCCTCTATCATTCCCTCTATCCTCCCCAGGGCGTCCTGCATCTGGCTCCTGGTGAGGTTTTTCATGGAACTCGTTGCGATGTCGAACTTCCATTGCTGGGCGGACTCCGGCGGTTTGGACTCGCTGCGCGATTCTGACCTCTTTACCGCTCTCAGGGCGTCGGAGAGCATCTCCCTGACCTCCCTGAACTCCGACCCGTCGCACGACTCGATGGCTCTCTCGATCATCTTCTTTACCGACCTGTGCTTGTTCATTTTTTCTCCTTTCACCAGCCGAACTCTTTGAGGATGGGGCTTCTCCTGTGGGTCTCGATTTCTTCGCTAGGCTCCTTGATCCCGAACTCAATCCATCCGTCCACCCCTCCCTCGATTATCTCCTTCTTGATCTCGTCGATCGCCCCGCTCCTGGTCAGCGGCGCCATCCCTTGGGAGTACTCCACGTCGATCGGGAGCCCCCGCAGCCTCTCGTCTCGGACGTAGAGGGCGAGGCACAGCGCCATGATCGCGTCGTCGTGCTTTCCTCTCATCGCCTCCGCCCTCTTCTTCTGGGGGCTGTATATGAAGGTCTTGAGCTCGCTCACGAGGCGCTGGCTGTTGATCCGCACGCTCCCATTCATGAGCCTGCTCTGCAGGGCCTCCAGGAGAACTGGCCTGTTGGATGGCGTCATCTTTATTCCGATCTTCAAGGACGTCTTCTTGTTCTCGTAGTATAGAGCCTCGTAGCCTAGGTCGTTCCCGAGGGAGCTGATCACGGCGCTCCCGACCGCGTTGTTCTCCACCACGACGGTCGCCGTGTTGTAGTAGATTCCGATCTGGTTGATTATCTGGGCGAACACGTTCGGGGGCACGAGGTTGCTGTAGAACTCCGCCACCTGCTCCATGCTCGCCGCGTCTATTATCTCGAAGCACGAGTTGTCGCCATCCTTGCCGACCCCCTCCGCGCAGTCGGCGCCTATGATGTACTCGTGTCCCTCCATGGGCTCGCGCCATATCCACAGGGAGCCTTCGCTCGCCTGCTCTTTCTGGCCCTCGTTCGTCCACTTGGAGAAGGCGTTCCTAGCGGGGGGCGAGGCCCTGGAGGCCTTGTCGTACTGGGCGATGACGTTCGTCGAGATGTAGGTGTCGCCTGACCCGAGGAAGTCGCGCAGTACCTCCTGCCGCCAGCCCTTCTCGCCGAGGTTCGCCCGCATGGCCTCCGCCCACTCCGGGTTGGCGTAGACGGGGTGCTCCCAGTAGTCGAGGTCGATGACATTGAAGAAGTTCTTGCCCGCGACGGCCTCGTGGTACGTCTCCTCGTACCAGTTGCCGAGGCCGTTGACCGTGGAGACGATCTCGATGTGCCCTCCCGTGGCGATTACAGGGTACATAGCCTTCCAGTGGTCGTCCATCTTGTCGATGAACGCGGCCTCGTCGATCATGATGTAGGTGGCCGACTTTCCTCGCGCGGCCTCCGGCGTGTAGAAACACATCTTCGATCCGATGTCGTTGAACGACTTCTCGTGCTTCGTGATGTCTGCGTTGTTCGTGTCGTACATCCAGTAGGGAAAGTTGTCCATCGCCTTGCGGGCTATGTCACCGGACGCCAGGGCCTCGCGGTCGGTCTTGGACAGGAAGTATATCTGCTGGTCTTTCTGGAACATGCACTTGTGGAGGCCCCAAAGGACGCTCACTGTGCTGAGCCCTCCCTGCCGGAACTTGCTGATCATGTTGAACCTGTTCCGCCCGTACTCCTCGATGACCCTTCTTTGGTACTTGTAGAGGATGAATGGTATGGTTCCAAACTTGGGGTGGAGAATCTTTACGTATCGATGGCACCAGTAGAAGAAATTTCTGGCGCACTTGGTGACCTCCTCTATCTGTTTTTCGGCGGAGAACGAGTTCAGCTCCGAGACTTTTTCGCCCACCGGGATGTCCATCTCGTAGGGAGTAAGGCTGTAGTACATCGAGTAGATGTCCGACCACTCCTGGCACGCGACCATCTCCGAGGTGTTCTTGAACCTGAAGTAGAAGTCTTCGAATGGTTCTGTTGGGTACGGAAGCACCCCCGGCGCTGTCCTTTTTGCTTTCTCCATATCTAGATATCTAGTTAGGGGGATTCGCAATTGAAGAAAAAGTTCCTGGTCGTCGGACTTGCGGGGTGGGCACTAGCCGAATGGGTATTTCGCTCGGCCGCCGCGGGCGCCATATACACCACCGTGGCCTTCTTCACAAAAGAGGGGTGGGAGCGATGGAAAAGCAGGCGTCGGGATTGATTTGTCTTGTGGTTTCTAATATGATGTGTGCCACGAGGATATAAATGTACAAGCACATCCTGAACAACCTGATACCAGCCGACGATCTTCACTGGTGCGAGGAGGAGAAGAAGTACGTCTCCCTTTCGCGCGACGACATAGATCAAATAGCCGCCACGTGCCTGAACCAGGGCATCGACAAACTGGACGATATCATGAAGGTCATAGAGTGGGCCGGCTTTATTCGCATCGGAGAAATACTCTGGCGGAATTTCCTTTCGGGAGGAATCCGCGTCGTCGGTTTCGACGAACAGGGCGACCCCAAATTTGGACCAAGACAGGAGGAAGTCAATGACGCTTGAAGAAATTGTAGCCCTTCTGGAGAGCGATCTCTCCAACGAGTATGCACACTGGAATTTTTACATGCAGGCGGCCACCAATGTGCGTGGCCTCCATCGGCATGAACTGTCAGAGTTCTTCATCGAGCAGGCCGCCGGCGAGATGAAGCACATAGAGCAGTTCCGAAGGCTCATACAGGGCCTGAAGACGAGGAATGGCATTGCCGGGGAGATTCCGTCCTCGGTCGCTCCCTTCAAGTCCAACATCTCGGACCCACGGGAGATACTGGCCGCCGCGCTGGAGATGGAGGACAAGGTCGTCCAAAACTATGTGCTACGGCACGAGCAGGCGCAGCAGATCGCCTCAGTCGACGGCACGTGCGTCGAACTGTTCCTCGAGGACCAAATCCTTGACAGCAGGGGCGACGCGGACGACATCCTGGAGATGCTCCAGGGCGGATATTGACAAAATGATAGATTGTGGTAGAATGTTCATAACACCTGAACCTATAAGAAAGGAGTTCAAAGCATGTCGACGAAGACTAGTTACGGTCTGATCAGAAACCTCCCAGTCTGGAAGTTCTTCTACAAGGGAACCCACAGCAAGCCAGTTCGGACGACCCTCGCGGTCACCGAAGTGCACGGGAACATTGTGAAGGGCTATGTCCTTCGCAGGGGCAACGAGGTTTGCGCCCGTCTCCAGGACGCTCCCATCAAGAGCTTCAAGAAGAGCGAGATGGCGACGATCCGGGGTTCCTCGAGGACGACACTCAGCAAGCACACGCTGACCGACCTCATCGTCAATGGGGCCTGAATCCCCTGACTTATCGTTAGATTTCAAGGGGGCGATTGGTCAAAGACCAATCGCCCCCTCTTTTTCTGGCGGGAGGCGTATAAATACCCATATCTCAAACAAGGAGACAAAATGTCAGAGTTCACACTCGACGACGGAAGGAAGGCGGAGAAGGTCGAAAACAATCTTGACTCCTTAACGAAGGTCACTGAACTTTTCGTGGAGCCGAAGGTGTCCAAGCGTCTGACCCAGAGGATCATCGAGCGCTTCTGCGTATGCGAGCGCGAGACCCAGACGGTCAACGAAGACACCGGAGAGGTGGTCGACAGGTTCGTGGAGAACCTCTCTACCGGGGGCGTCGCCTCCGTGGCTCACAAGAGCGAAATGAAGAATCCCATGAAGGCCGCCGTCGAAAGCAAGGTCCTATCAGGTTCGAACAAGAGCCTTTATGTTTTCGGCGCGATAATCCTGGCCCAGGTCGTCGCTCTTGCGTTCGTCCTGTTCTTCATGTGATTCCCCAGCGAGACTGTATGTAGCGTATCCACGAGTTCTTGGATTCGGTGGCCTTATGCACCTTGTCCTTGAACTCGTTTTCTTTAGACTCTCTCTGCATCCTCTTTGACACCTTGTTCAGCGAGGAAATCCAATCCTCCCACTCCTTGATGGGCATGTAGCAGCTGAGCTCCCCCTGCACCTCCTGGTACACGAGGAAGCCCCTGTGGTAGACGCTCAGCTCCGCCTCCTCCTCCTTGTAGATTATTTCAAGGTGCATGGACCTGCTCAGTCCGTCGAAGTGGTATCCCACCGCCCTCGTCGAGGACGACATCGGCTCTGCGGCATCTCCCCACTCCGAACTCTCTGGCCTGGCGACCCCGTCCATGTCGAACATCGGCATGTCCCGCAGGATAAACCCCGAGGGTTCGTCATCTCTTCCTTCTGTGTCTAGGAACGACATGCCCTCCGTCTGTCCGACTATTGGGCTTCCGAGGGCCCGCAGGACTGTCCCTATCTTCCCCCCCTGCCCCATCAGGCCCTTGTTGTTTGCCTCCGCCGTCCTTTGCTCCCTGATCTTCAGTTCCATTTCCTCTTTCGATGCCATCTAGGTTTCCTCCACAAAACTTGCACTTCAGAGCCGCGGCATTAACCCGCTCCAAGCAAAGCGGGCACTGCTTGGTCGGCAGGGCCTTGTCGATTCCGTCTCGGTAGAGCCTGCTGACCAACTTGACGTAAATGAGATAGAGAGAGACCGAAACCACGAGGAAATCAAGCCCGTCGCCTGCAAATCTTCCGATCGGCAGGCTCAACCCGGGCGTGGGCGTGAACGACCAGTCACGCCACGCCTCACCCGTGCTCAAAGTCAAGAAGGAGAGAAGGGGCATAAACAGGTTGTTCGACATGCTCTGGATCACCTTGTTGAAGGCGTTTCCCATCACGACGCCCACGGTCAACTTCATCATGTCGTCCCTGAACGCGAACCTCTTGTATTCACTCCACTCCTTCTCTCCGATGCGTCCGACGAACTGTCTGTCCGCAGAATGGAAAGAATCGAACATTATACCTCCTTCGTACGACCTATATATGTGGGTAGCAATACAAGGAGGTATCATGCTAAAGAAAATCGTCAACGTCGGCCACATAGACAGGATCAAGGCCGCGATCGCCAGTGCGATCGGCAACTTCGTGATAAACGACCCGTCGACCCCCGATCTGATGATATCTGCCACGATCCCGACCGTCGGCGCGCTCAAGTACGCCGTGCAGGGTTTCTCGGCCGCGCCAAAAAACGTGGCCGAGAAAAGGGCCTTGAACTGCCACATCGCGATTGGCAACTGCATCAACGCGGTGCAGTCCAAGATGAAGACGCCGATCCAGAGGTGGGCATCCACAAGCATGTTGAATGTCATTCCGTCCGCCGGCGTGGACCTCAACGCCTACTACGACAGGAGGTCGCTGCGCTTCTTCTACTACAGCCTCGGGGGAAAGAACACCTACTTCGCCGACTCCGTAGACATCGTTACCCACGAGCTAGGACATGCCGTGCTGGACTCGATGAGGCCGGACTTCTGGAACGTCCAATCGCTTGAGATATGGTCTTTCCACGAGGGTTTTTCCGACATAGTTGCCATGTTCAACCTGCTCAACTACGACGCCGTGCTTGCCCGGGTTCTGAAGGACACAAACATAAATCTTCGCACGTCGAACGTCGCGTCCAGGCTTGCGGAGGAGGTCGGGGCCCTGATAAGGGCTGTCACCAACGACCCGACGTACCTGTCCAACGCCTTGCGAGACCCCGCCGTCGAAACCTTCCGTTACATCGACCCCTCCTCGCTGCCGACCGACGCCCCCAACAACCAGCTCGCGGCCGAGTCCCACAGTTTCGGCAGGGTGTTCTCCGCGGCCTGGTACAACGCCCTGACGAGGACGTTCGAACTTCTCCTGTCGAAGGGCAAGAACCCGACGGTCGCCCTGCAGTCCTCCAGGGACATTTGTTTTTCCGTGCTGGTCAGGGCCATACCCGTCAGCCCGCGAGTCAACAAATACTACAACGCGGTGGCCAAGTGCATGGTGGCCGTCGCCCGCGACATCGGGCCTGAATACTCAAAGATATTCTCCGATGTGTTCGCGGAATGGGGCATCATCAGCCCTACTGCGGTCAGGTCTCTTTCCTCAAAGTGCCGAAGCGAGATCACGATGGGACTCAAGAGGGGCGACAATGTCATCAAGACGAGAGACGGCGGGGTCATCATCTCCATGCGCAGGCCTTCTGTCGCCAGGATCTATGAAACCCCCATGGTCGGCACCCTTTCGTGCGCCCCCGACCTGCAGTTCGAGATGCCCGGCGATTCGTACTACGAATTCGACGCCTCGGGCAACCTTGTGGACGAAATCGAGCCGGATCATGCCGAATTGCTCAAATCTTCGGCGATTTGTGTAGGTCAGGCGCTCTCCGACGACATGTGGGAGCAGAGCGGCGGCAAGCTGGTCAGAAAATTCATACGCTGAAACGAACTTTTTGCGCATATATAACGATCGCAAAAAGGCTCTAAATTGGCGTTGACCTCACTAGATTCTGTTGGTACATTAAAAAGCCCATGGGAGACAATCGAAAATGAGCGTTAGAGAAGATTTCGACAACTTTGCTGATGACATCTATAACAACCTTGAATGGTTCGACGAATGGTCTCCCCTTGGAAGCACCACGACCAAGTCGATTGAACCCAGCATGGGCTTTGTATCCTCCGATTGCATAACCGAATGGAACTGGGCGGAAGCCTTCTATGAAGACGAAGATGAGGATGAAGGAGAGTGGCTCGACGACCTAGACGATGATGACGATGATGACGATGATGATGATCTAGACGATGAGGATGAGGATGACGATGATGATGATGATGATGATAATGAACTAGACAATGAGGATGATCTAGACGATGAGGATGAGGATGACGATGACGATCTA